GCTAGTGGTGATTATTCATATGCTGAAGGTTATTTTACTGAAGCAAGTGGTTTCGCTTCTCATGCTGAAGGTAACTCCAGTGTCGCTAGTGGTTCTGGTTCACATGCCGAAGGTTTTAACACAACGGTTAGTGGTACGTACTCACATGCCGAAGGTTATTTTACTGAAGCAAGTGGTACGTACTCACATGCCGAAGGTTATTTTACTGAAGCAAGTGGTTACGGCTCTCACGCTGAAGGATATACGACACTAGCCACTGGTCAATATTCACACGCTGAAGGTAGGAGTACTATAGCTAGTGGTTTTTTATCTCACGCTGAAGGATATAAGACACTAGCCACTGGTAGAGGTTCCCATGCCGAGGGTGATAATAACTTTGCTAGAGGTGTTGGTGAACATTCTGGTGGTATATACGGTACCGATTATATACCTAATAATGACGATACTGATAGATTAGTTAACTATGGTAATGGCACAAACGGTTCTAGGGATGATGCATTTACTATATATAGGAACGGTGCGGTTAGATTTTATAGAACCACAACTAGTGATATAACTAACACAAATAAAGAAGGTTTATTAATTTACGATTCTGATGATAATAACAGACCAACAATACATAATGGAACTGAATGGAAAGGATTAGCTTATGTCGATGATTTACCTAATGGGTATAGATTAGTTAGTTCTTCAGATACATTAGAAGTAAACGATTATACATTAGATTGTGATAGTTCTGGTTCTACTATAACATTATTCGACGCTACAACAACTAATGTACAAGGAAAGGTTTATAATGTGACTAATTCGGCAGGAGGTGATATTACTGTAAATACTATTAGTTCTCAAACTATTTATGTTGTAGGAGGTCCTGTTACTGATTTAACACTAAGTGATGGTGAATCTATAAGGGTACAATGTACTGGTTCAAATTGGAGGTCATTGTAATTACTCGTCATATAAATCAGTCGGCTTTTTACATTTCTCTTTAATTAGTTTTTCAACGAACCCAAACATTTTAAGTCCATTTTCATTGCAATAGTCTTTTAATATTTTGTGAGTTGTAGGGGTTATTTTAAGGTTTTTAGTTCGTTTCATGAGTTTTTTACTATAAGTATGACAAAAGTAATACAAAAATCATACTAAATATGATGTATTACATACATCATAAAAACTTTTGATAAAATTCTACATATTTATTATAAAATAAGAATTATAAAAACTAAATATCTAATTATATGAGTACAAACAACAGAGTATTTGTAAGTCCAGGGGTTTACACATCAGAAAGAGACATATCATTTGTAACACGTCAAATAGGTGTTACAACAGCTGGTTTGGTAGGTGAGACTACAAAAGGTCCAGCTTTCCAGCCTATATTCGTTTCTAATTATAACGAATTCACTTCATTCTTTGGTGGGACAAACCCAGCCAAATTCCCTGATACTGGATATCCTAAATATGAGTTACCTTATATAGCTAAATCATACTTCACAAGGTCTAATCAATTATACGTAACTAGGGTATTAGGTTACTCAGGTTATGACGCTGGTCCAGCTTGGGTAATTAAAGGTAGTAATGACCAAGTTGTTGCTCTTATTAGAAGTAGAGGTAGTTACGATGCTAGTGAAGATTTAATCTTCGACGTAGGTATCGATGATTTAGTGATTGACCCTACAATTAATGCTGTTGATAGTGATGCAAAGGCTGAATTTGTGTTGAGTGGTGTTACAGGTACCAATAACTTTACTTATAATGTATCATTTGACTCAACTAAAAAGAATTATTTACCTAGGGTTTTAGGTCAATCAAATTCAGATGGTCAAGCACCTATATTTGTTGAGAGTATTTATCCAAATATGTTAGATTCTTTAATAGATGATAGTACCATTACTGGTATTAGTACTACTTTAGATAAATTTGAAACTGAATTCGAAGATTATAAAACCAAATATAGACCTGCTATAACTCCATGGGTTGTATCTGAGGTTAATGGTAATATTATTAAAAAATTATTCAGACTTATTACTATATCAGATGGTAATGGTGCCAATTCAGAGATTAAAGTATCTATTGAAAATATAAGGCCTAATGCTAGGGAATTTGATGTTAGAATTAGAGCATTCAATGATACTGATGCTAATCCAGTAACTTTAGAAAGATTTTCTAGATGTACAATGGACCCAACTTCAGATAATTTTGTTGGTAGAAGACTTGGTACTTTAGATGGTTTTTATTCTTCAGTATCTAATTATGTGTTAGTTCAATTAGATGAAACTGAGGAAACTTCAGATTCATTCCCAGCTGGATTTACTGGTGTGCCTACTAAGGCCTTTGGTGCTTCTTTAGATGCTCCATCAGTTAATTATAATCAAGCTTATGGTCAGTTCGATAAAGTAAGAAAAATTTACTTAGGTCTTTCAGATACAGTAGGCATAGATGGAGATTTCTTTAAATTTATAGGGGCTGATGACGAGGCTACTAGTGGTATGACAAACGGTTTCCATATGGACGTTGACGCAAGTGGTGCTACTTTAGATAACTTCACATTTGTTTATGGAGATTCTAATTTCCAAAACGATGCTCAAATAGAATTATCTGGTAACAGTTACACTAGAATACAATCAAGAAAATTTACAATGGCACCTTTCGGTGGTTTTGATGGATGGGATGAATATAGAGAAGGTAGAAGTAATACAGATAGTTTTGTATTAGGTCAAACCAATAGTAATGAAGCTTTAGTTAGTGGTGCTATTGCTGAAATGGCTTTAGAAAACGGTGACCAAGGGACAACAGCTGATTATTACGCATATCAAGAAGCTATAAGAACATTTAATAACCCTGAAGACACTAACGTTAATGTGTTTGCAACACCAGGTATTGATATATTTAATCACACTAATCTTGTTGAATCGACTATTGAAATGGTTGAGGAAGAAAGAAGTGATTCTATCTATATTACAACAACACCTGATTATGAGAATGAGACGGTAATTACTGTAGATGATGTTGTTAATAGATTAGACGCTACAGGTATTGACAGTAGTTATACTGCAACATACTGGCCTTGGGTACAAGTTAATGATACAGATAATAACGTATTAGTATACTTACCACCTACAAGAGATGTTATAACTAACGTTGCTTTAACCGATAATGTATCATTCCCATGGTTCGCTGTGGCTGGTGTACAGAGAGGTATTGTAAACGCAGTTAAAGCTAGAAAGAAATTAACTTTAGGTGAAAGAGATACTTTATATGAAGGTAGAATCAACCCTATCGCTACATTCGCTTCTGAAGGAACAGTTATTTTCGGTAATAAAAACTTACAAGAAAAAGAAACTGCTTTAAACAGACTTAACGTAAGAAGATTATTACTACAGGCTAGAAAATTAATATCTGCTGTATCAATCAGATTATTATTCGAACAAAACGATGAGGTTGTAAGAAATCAATTTAAAACATTAGTTAACCCTATTCTAGAAAATATTAGAAGTGAAAGAGGTCTTACTGATTTCCGTGTAGAAGTTGATAACTCACCTGAGTCAATTGATAGAAACGAACTTAACGGTAGAATATTCATTAAACCAACAAGAGCGTTAGAATTTATAACAGTAGAATTTGTTGTACAAAATACTGGTGCATCATTCGAAGATGTATAATATTAATAGATGAATAATAAAACCCTTCTTTAAGAAGGGTTTTTTGGTTTATACGAATAAGTTATAGTACCACAATCATAAATCCTATAAATTTTATTTTCTAACATTACTTCACGTTCAGTCTTACCTTCAATATTATAACCCATTTCTTTTAATTTTGATTTTCTGAAATTAAACCTATGAAAACGTTCTTTATTTATTATATACCAGTAATTTGGTCTATTAATGTGAGTTTTAGTAAATTTCAACATTTCATACAAATTACCTTGACTCCACCTTCTATCTGCATAACTTCTAATTTCATTTGGTTCATATTCTTTAATGAAATGTTTTAATAATTTACTGGCGCCACCTATTACACTAACATCTAATTTATTGCAAAACCTAGATAATTCATAGCCATCATATTTCCCACCAACACCACTTCTAGGTTTATTAAAGTTCATTAAACTAACCAATTCATCATTATTATATAACCCTAAGTTTATTGATGCATTTACAGAACCTTGTAAATGGTTTTTATTTAAGAATTTCTTAGATTCACTAAATGGTATTTCTTTTATAAAACACTTTCGGGCGTACATTTTATTCTTAGTCAAACCTAATATGTTTTTTAATCTAGACTTTGTGATGTTTTTTTTACTTAACCATTCATCTTCAAAAATATGTATTAATTGTATCCCCTTGTTATTACAATCATTAGTTTTATCATTATGGTAATGTTCACTTAAAAATAATTCAGAATGCCAATATAAACCGTTAAATTCAATAGCAATTCTAAGTGAGGGAATGTAAATGTCTATTTCTTTACCATTTAAAATTTTTCTACTCGAAGTAATGGTTTTTAAATGTAATTCATTTGTGATGAAATCATTTATTTCATTTTCAAATGATGATACTATATAAGTACATTTATTACAACCATGACCAGATAAGTGGTCATATGGTAATTGTTCAAATTCACCATGTTCTGGACATATTATTTTTACTTTTGAATGTGAATTAACATAATCAACATTCAAATAACTATATTTATTGTGGTGTTTTTTATTACTTCTAACAATAAAATCATTCTCATCTAAAGATAATTTATTTTTAGTTTTATTAATACTACAAGATTTACACCCCTTACCCCTAATATGATTATACGGTAATTGATTAAACTTACCATGTTTTGGACATGTTATAGTTACTTTAGTCTGTGAATCAACGTATTTAACTTCATCGTAACTATAATAACCTTTATGTTTTTTATTTGCTTTAAATAAAAAAGCTTCTATTGTTTCATTCTTATTATGTTTACCTAAGAAACATTTCTGACAACCTGATTTAAAATGTCCATTTGGTAATTGTTCAAATTCACCATGTTCTGGACATATTATTTTTACTTTAGTCTGTGAATTAACATATTTAACCTTAGAATAATCATAATAATCTCCGTGTTTTTCATTAGATTTAATTAAAAAATCTTTTATTTTTTTAACAGGACCACCACATAACACACACTTTTTATACCCCCTTAAATGCTCTGTCGGTGACTGTTCAAAGGTTATGTTATGTATATTACAAGTTAGTTTAACTAATGAATTACTATTAACATAATTAACATTAGAGTAATTAAATTGCGCCCCATATTTTTTTTTTGATTTAATAATAAAATTTAATTCCTTATTTTTAACTTTTTTTTGTTTTTCCATATATTTATAATAAAGCCACAAGGCTAATATACTAATAAATATTATAAAAAACAAAAAAATAAGAAAATTATGTCAGATTTATTGATGAAAATGCCTGTACCTTACGAACCTAAAAAGAAGAATAGATGGTTAATGAGGTTCCCAGCTGAGTTGGGTATACAACAATGGTGGTTACAGTCAGCATCACGTCCTTCAATCACACAAAATGAAGTTGAGATTCCATTCTTAAACACATCTACCTTCGTAATTGGTAGATTTACTTGGGATACTATTGAAGTTGTATTTAGAGATGCCATTGGACCTTCTACATCCCAAGCTATTATGGAATGGGTTAGGTTAACTTCTGAGTCTGCTACTGGTAGACAAGGTTATGCTGCTGGATACAAAAAAGATGTTGAGCTTGAAATGTTAGACCCTAGTGGTGTTGTTATTGAAAAATGGCAACTACAAGGTACTATGTTAACCAATGTTGGATTTGGTGACTTATCAATGGATGATGACGGTATTGCAGATATCACAGCCACTTTAAGGTTTGATAGGGCAATATTATTGTT